CGCCAGCAGTGCCTCGACGAGTTCGACCGGTGCGCCATTTCTGAGCAGTTCGTCGTTCATTCGTCCCTCCCTTCGAGCAGTGCAAACTCCTCAGAGTGATAGCTTTTGACGCTCTCCAACTGCTCCTCCGAGAGGTACAGCGAGAGGGTCCCCCAGATGTCCTCGAAGGCCGATTTAAGATCCTCGACCTGCCTCTCGAGCAGGTCGATTTGGTCACGCATTTTCATTCTGGGATGATGGTTGGTGGTTTCGGCAGGTGCGCCCAGAGGACGACCTTGGCCGGCACTTTGATGCCTTGCCACCCCCTTGAGAGTCGGTGAGTTGTTGCTACAAACTCGCGGTGTCCTTCGGTGACGAGCGCAAGAATCGGCTTGTCTCGAGGTGGGAGTTCTTCTTCCGCATTGACCCAGTGGATGATGCTTTTCATTTCTCTGTTCGGTTGCCCACCGCCACGAGACCGACGAGCACGCTAATCAGGAGAGCGGCGAGCACGCCAGCCCCGATGCGATGGATGTGGTTCATTTGATTGGGGTTTTGAGTGCGGTTTTCAGTTTGTCGAACTCTGCCTTGAACACCGACTTCTCGACGTAGGCCAACTTGGCTTGGTGGTAGAGCCTCATGCACTTCTCGGTCTGTTCAGTGATCGCGGGATTGCCGAGAACCGCTTCGATTTTCCCTGCCATGGCGAGCACAACGCCTGTCAGCTTGCTGTCATCAACCTCGGCACGCATGGCCCGATAGTTCCAGTCACGCTCGGCTTGAGGACAGTTGACGCTCCCGAACGAGTAGTCGATCTGCCACAAAAAGTCGAAGATCTGCCTGTTGATGTCCTCGCTCATTCTGCGTCCTCCTGAGTGTTGGCCAGTTGCTTTGTGAGTGCCTCCAGCTCCCTGCGGAGGAACCGAAGCTCGAACGCGAGTGCGTCCGGGTTCTTGCCTTGGTCGCGGAGTTCGTCCGTCAGTTCGTCCCGAACGATCGCTCGGAGTTGGTCGCGAAACTCTGAGGAGAGCAGCACTGCTCTGACCTCGGTTTTGATTGCTTCGACAGTTTGCATGGCTTGCCTGATTAGGTTATCAAGTTGCTGTGGTTGCATGGCTTAGAACGGGACCTCGTCCGGTCCTTCGGCTTCCTCCTCGGCCTTTTTGATTTGCTCCAATGCCTTTGCAGGGAGTTGATTCTTCCCCTTTCGCGGATCCATCGGGCGAAGTCTGGTGGCCGTCCCTTGAGATCCGTCCTTTTTGAGGTATGTCTCAAGGTAAACGGCGAAGGTAACAGCGAGCCCGTCGAACTTCCGAACGAACTCGATGAAGTTCGAGTTCTTCGAGAAGTCCGCACTCTGCCCGTTTGGGATGTTGATTTTGCTCCCGTCAGGATCAGCGGCGGCCAGTAAGACGTTCAGCTTCCACCAGAGTGACTCGGCGTTGATGATGTCATCAGTTGCCTTCGCCCCCGACTCCGTGACGAACTCGAGACGGATCTTCGTTTCGCCCTTCGGGGTGCATTCGATTTCTGCAGGGAACTTGATTGTCCCCGAGTAGATGCCCGGGGTCTTGATCCACGAGCTCTCCGGTGCTGCGTTGCGATCGATTTTGAACATGGTGGTTTAGAGTTTGGCGATGAGGTCAGCGGTGCGGGTCCGGATGTCCTTTTGGACTTTAGGCGCGAGGAGCGTGAGCAAGTCGGTTTTGAAGAATGACAGTGCCGAAGTGTAGTGCTCCCCGAGGAGGTCACGGAACTCCTGCTCTGCATCCTCAGCAGGTGGCAACGCTTCTGGCTCGACGACCTGCACCTGCGCGGGTTTCTCGACCCTCTCAACCGGTCCGAAGTCGCTCACTTCCTCGGGAGTGTAGATCCCGCTCACGACTTCCGGTGCGAGTAACCGCACGGCTTCTGAGATGAGTCGAGCGGTCAGCATCTGGCGTGGGTGTCTTTTGTAGTTTTCTTTGAGTTCGCCACCCTTGCCGAGCGCAACCCCGCTGGCCACCAGCTCCTGCATCGTAACCTCCATTTCTAGATCGTTTTCCCCGTAGACCCACCGAGCCTTGACTCGTTCGGCAGTTCGAGTGCCCCAGATGACCTTGCCACCTGCTGCCTTGTAGCGACCGAGCATTGCGTCGGCCTTCATCGACAGCTTGCCGTCGAGCAGGTGGTACGTTTGCGTTACTTCGAACGGTGTCAGGCCCGACGTCAGGCATTGGAGAGCGAGGATGGCCCCCTGCGCTGGTTTGGTGCACCCGAACATCCCCGAGGATGCGAAGGCCTCACCTAGTTGCATTGCTGCCCCGACGGGGTCCGAGACTCCCTGAAACAGGGCTAGTGGTTTGTTTTCGTTGTTCATGGTTTTACTGTCTGTTGTTGTTTTGTGCCGCTAATCCAGCGGCGAGGATGAGCACCGCATCCGCTGTGCTCAAAGTGATGTGGAGGTTGGGAAAGCGTCGTTGGGCCTCCTCCTTGAGTCGGTTCTTCCACTTTCTCTGCTCCTCCCCGGGTCGCTTGGAGATCCCGATGACTTTCTGCCATGCCTTTGGTTGAATGAGAAGGAGCGAGAACCCGAGAGCCATGGCCACCCCTTGAATGAACCCCACGTTGCGATGGAGCACCGCGAGTGATGAGTGACCAGCACCGAAGATCGCTTTCGCGGGAATCTCCATCCGAATCTCTCGGTGGCCAACTGCCCAAAGGTTGCGAAGGCCCGTCAGGATGTCCCCATCGGTCTCTGGCATCCGGCAGCATTCGATTGCACCCTGCTCCATGTCATAGGCCCAACCACCTGACACTCCGGGGTCGATGGCAATCATTTCGACCTCCTTTGCCAGTAAGCCCTCATGCATTCGACTCTGCTGATTTGAGAGCAGGACGAGCAGTAGCGTTGGCCACGTTTGGCGGGTTTCTCCCCGTTGCAACGTCGGCACCGGCCATTAGGCGCGAGGATGAGATCCCCGTGCGGGGTCTCGATGCGCTTGGTGACGAGGAGCCGTTGGGCGATGCAGAGAGCAGCATCCCGTGCTTGAATCATTGTTGCGTAGTCCTCTGGTGGGACGAGGTGCCATTCACGGCTCTCGTGCAGGATGATTGAGTGGTTCACTTGCGTGCCTCCTCTCTTGATGCATCGAGGATGTACGCCCAACCGATTCCGGTTGAGACTAGGCCAAGCAGCCCGAATGCGAGTGCGAATCCGTCGAACTGGACGGTGGCCAAGAAGACGAAGTCGAGGTTTGCGAGAGCCAGCAGGATCGCGCCTTGGATGGTTTTGGATGTTGTTGTCATGGTGTGAGGTGAGGTTGGGGGTTGGGGGTTGGTTAGTGCTTTGGAGCAGAGACCTTGAACTTAGCAAGCGACCGTCCAAACATGGACAACCGGAACGTCCCGAAAGCGGTTTGATGCTCCCCTAGTCCACCCAACCGCACTAAAAGCCACGCGGGGCAGTAGGTTGAGCCGAATCGGCGGGTTTGTTCGCTCATTCGACGAAGGGCGATTGCGACCTGATCAGGGGTGGCGTCTTTTGCGGCATCCAGCGTTTTTTGAGTCCGCGTCTTAATGTTGAGTCGGTCTTGCATGGTGTGATGTCTGGTTTGTTGTTTCGTCTCGGGCGCTCCGTCCCTCAACTGCACCCAGTAAACAACAGTTCTCGTTTTCTGTCCAACAGTTTTTTTATCTTTTTTTTATGCCCTGCAAACTCGTTGAGTTTGAGGAGTTTACCGATGCGGGAGACCTCACTCCCCCGCATCGGACAACCCAGACAACCGGCAAAACCGGATGAACGTGAATGAATCGTCCCACGCTCGAAGCATCCCGTCAACTGCTCCGAAGTGCCTAATCCTCAAAGGGTTTCCGCGAACTCAACAACCCCTGATAGAGTCCGCTTCACAAGTGCCTTCTGCTCAGTGGTTAATGCCTTAACATCAACACGTTGCAACCACCTGCGGAAAGACTGTGCAACCCTTTCAACCGTCGGCAGTTCCTTCGTGATTGGTTTCCCCTGCTGGCGACACCGGAACTTCGTCTTATTCCACTGGTTCTCAGGCAGTTCCAACCATGCTTGAATCTCCGTTTGGAGCTTGGAAAGGTTGGCTGAGGTCATGCCGAGTTCGTCAGCTGCCTCCGCCAGAGTCGTCCATCCGATGAGCGGCTGTAGGTCGGCAGCGAAGCAAAGAGCCACCGCTTTTGCCTTGGCATCCCCGGGGCCGAGCATCCACGCGAGGATGCGGTGCAGATGTGCGCCACCCATGGCTGACGCGGTCTGTTCGACATGGAGCAACTGCTCTGCCTCGTGCCAGCGGAGGATTTCGGTCGCTGTGAAGACGGAAACGCCGAACCGCTCAGCGAGCAGTTCGGCGGGAGTGTCGAGGTGTTCGGGTGTCCAGTCGGGTTGCATCGCGCCACCCTTTAACACGCAACAGGTTAGACTGCACTCTCAAACAGTGCTGCCTCCGCGTCCCTGCGCTTTTGCAGTCCCGTTGTGTTGGGCCAGAGTCGCTTCATCGAGCGGATCAGTTCCGGAACGTCATGCGTTCGACCATCACGAAGGCAGTTTTGGATCCCCAGCATCTCGGCGCGGCGGTCTCCTGCAAGCGAGGTGCCCCGATTGAAGACCAGCGAGAGAAGAGCATCGCGTGCGGCTGCTGGCAACGTCTCCGCCTGTGGGTAAATCCGCATGGTTTGCAGGTAGAACCTAGGCACCGTGATGCGCTCGAACACGTCGAGAGCCTTCTCCCACGGGATCTCTAAATCGCGAACAGCAGGACGAGAGGAGAGCCAGAGGCGAGCACTCTCACCTCGAATGCCGATGGCTCCCTTGAGCAATTCCAGACTTGAGTCGGCCAGCATCGACCACGCTTCGAGCAGTTGGCTCTCGGTGTTGTAGCCAGCATCCCAGCCGATGCCGATGGTCACACCCGACGATTCCCCCGGCCATGTCGGACGAGAGAGGAACTTGCGATAATAGGGTTCTCCGCCCCCGACCTCGTAATCGAGAAGCAGTTTTCGGCCTTGGTCTGAGAGGGTCATTTCAGGTCTCGGTAGAGTTGGACGATTTTGAGCACCGTGTAGACGAGTGCTGCTAATGCTGCGCCGATGCTGACCAGCTGGTGCACCTCAGTCAACCCGAGCATTAGTGCCGCGAGATTGACGCTTGGCACGACGAGCAGGTCGTGCGGGTTTGAGTGGTCGAAGTTCATCGGTTTTCGTTGTTTGGTGGTGGCGTACAAATGTTTGAAAGTGCCAGACCGCAGCGAGGACGAAGGTGAGCCCGAGGCCGAAGTTCAGCACGATCTCCGAGATCGGCGGGGTTGAGAATGTCACGATGTTCAGGACTGCCCCGACCGACACGAGCGAAAGCCCGAGTTTCATCAGCTTCGCAATCTTTGGAGACTCGTAAATCTTGGACTCCGGCCGACCGAATACGAAGAGAACGAACGCAATCCCACCCAACGCGATGAGTGCGTTAGCGGTTCCGTTTGCGAGGGTGAGGAGATTCGGGCTCATGGTGTTCTTCCGTAATGGCGTGCGGTATCAACTTCCGCGAAGCAAACTCAACAGCCCGGAGTCCGACGAACCCAAGCAGAAAAGCGATGGCGTATTGCGTGCGTTCCCCCTCGACCTTGACCAGCTGCACCACAACGGGGGTGAGATAGTTCGCAGCGGCAGCACCGGCCACGAGTGAGGAGATAGTGCTCCCGAGGTTGCGTGCGGCGTTCTTTCCTGTCGTCAGGACAGCCCCGAAAAGTCCAGCGCAAAGGAATGCGATGTCGATGCCGTACTCCTTGAGGTTCATTTCTTTTCTGGTGGCCTCCCGAGGTTTGCGGCACTTCCGTAGTAAAAGGAGACGACCATGCCCCACGAGGTCGCGAGCGATCCGATGAGCATCGTGATCCCTGCATTATCCCAAAGGTCGAAATGTCCGGTGAGCAGACCTGCGAGCACACCGAAGAATCCGACCGTGATGATGAGAGCGAGCACAGCTGGAACACGAGACTGTGTCTTTGCTTGCATCCGTCTCGCACTGTCTCGGTCCTCTGTCGCCAGTTTCTCAAGGTCGATGTCGAGTTCCCGCATCCTCACCTTGAGTTGAGCATCCGCTTCGCGCAGAGCCACGATTTGCGCGTCTGTGAGCGTATTGCCATCGAGAGCATCCTGCACCTTGGCAATGGTTGGTTCGCTGATTCCGATGGCTTTGCCAACGGCCTCGACAGCCATGCCTCCGAGCGGGCCACCAATGACCCGCCCGATTGTCGGAAGTAATGATTTCCAGTCCACACCCTACTGTCCGCCATCAACTGAGCGGCGAGTAGTCCAGACCATAGCCGACCGTCCACGGCCTATTGTGGTCCTCATACCAACCCGCCCCGCTGAACACGTCGCGGAAGTCGGCAAAAGCACGCTCGAACTTTGGCCTGACAGCATCGAGCGAGAAGTTGGCGCGAGCGAAGGCGACCATCTTTGAGCGATCGATACGATAGCCGATCCGAATGGCTCGCAGGATGTCACCCATGGTCGAGCACCGGAACCCGTTCACACCGTCAACGATGTACTCCGTCATCGCGCCCATGTCAGAGCAGATCGGAACGCATCCCGATAGCATCATTTCGACAGCGGTCCCGCCAAACGGCTCCCAGTACGTCGAAAGCAGGAATCCAAACTGAGCCTTGGCCATCAACTCTTTGCGCTCCTCGATGCCAGCGTAGCCGACGAACTCGACGTGATCAGGCCACTCCTTGAGACCGATGCCCTCAGGCCCACCTTGGCCAGCGACCTTGAGTCGAACACCCATTCGCTTGCACGCATCGATGGCGAGATCCAAGCCCTTGTTGGTTCCGAGACGACCGATGAAAAGCGCATAGTCTTCTCGCTTCTGCGTCGGGTCGAAGTTGCGCGTGTCGAAGTAGTTCGGCACCACCCGCCAATACCACTTTGGGTTGCAGTAGGAAACACCATCGGTTCCGACAAACGCTGAGCGGAGTGGATAAGACTCGTAACAACGGAACGGAGCGAACGCATGGCCACTGCCGATGCCGGGTTCGACGATGATCAGGTCCTTGTCAGCGTTGGCGATGTGCGTTGCTTCCTGCGTGCCTCCCCAGAAGGCCAGCACGATGTCGCCTTTCTTCTTGCGCCGCTTGATTGCCTCGCCAGCGATGAGGTTAAAGGCCCGATGTGCAAGGTCTTGTGACGAGTGCTTGAACTGGTTTCTACGCCAGTCGTAGTCCCCGTAAGTCTCTTGCAGGATGTCACGAGAGGTCACATTGACGTGCTCGTGAGCGGCAGTGATGGAGTCTGGGTGTCCGTAATGGATCGTGCGGTATTCGCTCGAGTCCTTGAACATCTCCAAGAACTTCAAGACTTTTTGAGTGAACGCGCACGCTGAGTAATCGGGGTGCGTGACGGTATGAGGAACCCCTAGGCAATGGAGAGTTGTCATCCTCTCCAGCCTAGGGGTTTTCTCATCTCAATGGCTACTCGTAATAAGGGATGCGCTTGCCAC